TTTAAAGGAACATTACAATTTAATAAAGCCTACTTTACTTCATCTGATTATGAGGTAACAAGTGGCAATACCTTAACTGTTGTAGATAGTGCTGATCTTTATGCTGTAGATATTTCTAATTCAACCGTTATGGACAGAACAGCTGATTTTACTTCAGATACAACCATTACAGCTGATACTATGTTTTCACCAGTAATAAATGCTTATGCTACGGTTACTATAAATAACGGAATAAAAGCAACTGTTTCTCCTGTTGGCACAACATTTGTAAATAATGGCGATGGTATATCAACAGGAGGGCCAATATCATGGAAACTTCCAACATCCGATAGTAGTGACGGCACAGCAATTGTAACAGATGGACAAGGTGGCTTGAAAGTTAAAGGCGCTACAGGCGGTAGCAGCGTGCCAACATTATCACCTCAAGGGGAAACACTTATTTATGATGGAGATTTTAATAATTATGTTGGAACCACAAATTATGTAGAATTTATTGTTCCAACAAGTAGTGCAGCTGCAACTAGCGACATAGAATCATTTAGAATAGAAATGGATTTTGTATCCATTTTAGAAACAAATCATAGTCCAAGCTCTGGTATTTTTCTACGACCAATGTCTGCTGCTGGTTCAGCAATAGCTTTAGGAACACAATCATGGAACTGGAGAAGTAATTTTTGGTATAATTCTTCAACTAGCTTAAGTTACAGATCATTCAACGCATCAGGTAATAGTAATGGAGGAAGTTGGGCTGTAAATGGTGGTAGTTATAATGGTAGTGATTATGGATTAGGAATGACAGGCGGAAGTAATAATTATGGAGTAGGTTCAGATAGTCAGAATCAACCAGTTCAAAGATTTACAAGCACTGATCCAAAATCACAATGGGCTTCAACTTTTACAGGAGACATAAGAATAGACAATCAAATCTATGCTCCTCGTTTTTATTTTCGTTATAATGTTTTAGCCGCTGCATCTACTAGCGCTATTGATTATGTAAGAACAATAAACGGAATGTCTTGGTATTCAAGCGGCAATCAAACCAATAACTATCCAGTTACGGGCGCTCATGCTAGAGGGTATCAAATGTATTTTCTTCCTTACAATTATTCATATAGAAATTCGGTAAAAATAAATGGAGGAAGAATACAAGTTTATGCTAAGTTAAAACAAAGTCAGTCTCAAATTACATTAGGACAAGTAGCTTAGAAATTGCAAAGGAATTAAATATATAGTAAAAAGGTAATATTATGGCATCGTTAATAAAAACAAATAAGATAAGTACACCAGGTGGAGAAGATTTTACTCTTCCGACTACTTATCCATCGTCTCAATCATCTTTAACTTCTACAAGTAGTGGGGTTTTAGGTTATGGAGATTTAGGATTTTCTACAGATAGATTAGAAAATTCTAGTGGGGATATAAGTCGTGTTTTTGTTGATAAAGTAAGAGCAACACAAGCATCTCCTCTTTCTAATATGACTTTGGATGTAGTGCCTTCTGGTACAGATGCTGATAATGTTCAAGATATATGGATTAATTGTTCTGGGGTTTGTTTAGCAGCTGATGGATTTTTAGGACTAGAATTTTTAGATGGATCAAGTAACAATGTTTTAAGTAGTAGCACTAATATGAGATTTAGAGTTTATAATGGCACTGGTGGAGGTGGCACGTCACATCAACAATATTCTAACCAAAGCTGGAATGAACATAGATTATGTCATAGTTCTTATGATGTTCCTGGAGCTTCAGCATCAAGTGAAATATTTACTGCTACGTCTTTAGAAAATGAAAGACCTGTGTTTAATATGGAAGCAAGAATAATGGTTGTTTCAGCAGGACAAGCAGCTGTTGTTGAAGATAGCAGTGTAAATGGCGGAGCTGGAGGAAGATTACATTGTACAGCTTATTCTTCGTGGAGAAGAGGAAATTACGATAGTGACACCGCGGGAAATTGTACTTGGTCAAATAGTTTTTGGTATTACAGCACTTTAAATCAAGTAGAAAAAGTTAGATTATTTGATTATAGTGGAGCATCTTCAATTAATGAAGGTCTTGCATGGTCTGAAGTAAGTTTAAATTCATTAAAGGTGTAATATGACAGTAAGAACAGAAAAAATACAAAGTTTAACAGGATCAGCTCCTTTAACATTACCTACATCATTACCTTCAAGTAACAAGGGACTACAAGTAAGTACAACAGGCGTAATATCAGCTCCTGCTACAGCTACGACTCTTTCAAATTTAAGTGCTGGAGGTAATAGCGATTGGATTTTATTTGATCATTTAGAACAAGATGGTTGGGCTGCAAGCATGAAAGTTTCGGCTAATGGAAACGGAACATATGCAGCAGGAGATATTTATTGTTGGGAAATCAGGTTTCATATACTTCACGGAAGAAGTGGTAGAAATACTATGAGTACATACTGGGCGCCTTACTCTGGTGATACAAATATGGCTATGTTTCAATCATCTCAATCCTTAAAACCAATTGGTGGAGGTTTGGGTTGTAGCACTCAATATTATAACGAAATGGGAAATCCTAATGCTAATACAAGTTATGACGGTCATGAATTTATTTTCACAAATTATGCTCAGTCAACCAGTATGACTGATAACGGTAATTATTCCAATAGATTTTCTACTTCAGCCACTCCTTGGGATACTAGCGGTATGTATGGATCAGATGGCCCAGGAATGCAAGGTTCTTTTAGATATTACAATGGTTATGTTAATAGAGGAAAAGATATGAATATGGAAGGAGTAACATTAAGCACTGAGAGTAGTTACGGAGGAGGAAGGATACAATGGGAATATTATAAACCAAAAAGAAATAATGCCTCAGTTCCTGCACCATTGAATGCGCCAATAGACGGATTTAGAGCTATAGGACAAAGCTCTACTTATAAAGTGTGCGGATGGATGCAGTTATGGGGAATGCCGAAAGCAGTTACTTAAAAGGATAAAAATATGTCGACACTTGCCACAAATAAATTAGGAACATTATCTGGATCAGCAGATCTAAATATTCCGTCTTCAAGGCCTTCATCAACAGAAGCCGCTATGTTAGATTCTAATGGCAATATAACTTTTGGTGCGGGATCTACTAAAGTTGATTACATAAACCCTTTAGATGATAGCACACAAGTAGTAAAAGTTTTAGTTAACCATCAATCAGTAAAAAATGGAACTGATATACCATCATCAACTTATATTCAAAGTGGTCAAACAGTTGGTTACTATGGATTTATAATGGGTTACCCAACCGCATCAGCAGATTTACAAACAAATTACCTTTTTGATGGAAATGTTAGAGGTTATCAAGTGGATTGGTCGTGTGGAGCATTAGGTCAAAGCGCTGAATATCCATCTTTTGCTCCAGTAGATAAAACTGGAGATTATCTTTTTCAGGAAACTCAATATAGCCAAACTCAAACAAGATGGTATGGGCCTAGTGGTACAAGTGCAAGCGGAACTAGCCAATGCACTCAAGGTGGCGTTTTTTCTTATAGTGGTGTTCAAAATGTTGGTTATTCAAGTAATAATGGTAATGGCACATTAGCTTTTGGTTCAATATGGATGAATACAGCTATTGCTGGATTTAATATACGGAGTCATGTGTGGAGAGAAATGAATGATGCTAGTACATCTTATAGACCTGATGATGGTGGTTGGGATATAAGACCAAGTTACAATACTGGGCCTAGTGGCAGTCAGATGAGCAGTAATGATGATGGTTGGCCTCAAAGCACTCCTGGTGGTATATATATAGGAACTAATAGTTATAGTGCTACTAGCGATCCCGGAAATTATTGTTATTTGTCAGCAACTTGTTATGCTATTATAAAACCAACAACAATAGTTTAATTTAAAGGAGATAATTATGGGAATACCACAAAAAGAGACACTAGAAAGATCAAACATAAGTTTTCGTAATTGGGAAAATGATGGTAAAAGAGAAATAAGACCAGAGACTGATTCAGAGTTAGCTCATAGACAATCACTTCATGAAAATTTTATTAAGTTTTGGTTTCAAATGAGAAGAGATGGTTTAAAAAGTTCAGCTGAGGCTAGAATACCTAGCACTGATTGGACGCAGTTATTAGATAGTAATTTAACTGATGAATCTGTTGCAGCATTTCAAGCATATAGAGAGAATTTAAGAACTATTACTAACGGTCTTTTAGAAGATGATAATTTAACTCCTGTAGATGAAAATAATACATTATGGGACGAAGATACAGAAATAGATACTTTAATTCCTGCTGAACCAACCCCTGTATATAAATCAGAAGAATAGGAGTAAAACCAAATACTCGTATTTTCTTAATTAATAGGATAAAATAAAATATGGCATTTGGTTTTGACTCATACGCACAAGACGCTTTTTCCACTTCAGGAGGAGGGCCAGTTAATGTAACTGTATCCGCTACAGGCGTAGCCGGGACAACTGGCCTTGGAGTTGTTACAACCAAATTTGACATGGTGTTTGAGGTTACGGGTGTTCAGGCAACTGGAGCCATCGGAACTGTTAATGCAGGAGCGGGCGTCATAGTCTTCCCAACGGGTGTATCGGCAACTGCTGAATTAGGTAACGAAACGGTCTTTGTAGGTATTCTTGTTCCCGTTAATAACACTAACCTTCTAATGACAGCAGAGTTAGGGACGGCTGAAGCTGTCTTACCGATCACTGCTGAAGTAACTGGAGTTTCTGCAACAGCTCATTTAGGGCAAGAAACGGTTGTTGCAGGTAATGTTATAGCTAAACCAAGAGGCGATGAAACATTTAATGTGACAGTTGCTAACGGTGGTAGTGGTAATGTTTATTACTTAAATTACTTTATGCAGACTACACTTGATAGTCTTCATCCTCCATTTACCTATCGCTTTGATTTATCAGACTCTTCTGTTGGAACTCATCCTTTACGATTCTCTACTACAGCAGATGGAACGCACGGAGGAGGAACGGAATATACAACAGGAGTAACAGTTAATGGAGTTGCTGGTAATCCGGGAGCTTATGTAGAAATTACTCTTACTGATTCTACACCACAACTGTATGTCTATTGTGCAAGCCACCCAGGCATGGGCTTCATGCTTGATATGGATTATAATGCTGAAATAATTGGAAATACCGCACTAAATAGTGTAACAATTAAAGCATCTATACTTATTCCAGTAAATAACTCTGGAATGAATGTTTTTGGTATAGTTGGAGATGTAAATGTAACAGGCACAGCTCTTATTACTCCAACCGGAGTGAGTGCCACAGGATTTATTTCTTCTGGTCAAGTACCTGCTGTTAATGTGTGGCAAGTGATTGACGATTCGCAAACCCCAGGTTGGACGGAGATAGCAGCGTAATGGCAAGTACATATTCAAATTCTTTACGATTAGAACTTATTGCTACCGGGGAACAAGCTGGTACATGGGGTTCTACCACCAATCGAAACATGGGAACTTTATTAGAGCAAGCAATAGCTGGTTATGAAGTTATAACTATTTCTGGAGATACCACTCTTACAACAAATAATGGTCAAACAGATCAATCAAGAAATATGGTTCTTGATGTTCAAGGAACTATTGGCACGACAGCAAATATTTATATTCCAGCCCAAGAAAAATTATATGTTGTAAAAAATGGAACAACGGGTGGACAAAATATAGCAGTAAGAACAACTGGGCCTACAGGAACAAGTGTCACTATTCCAAATGGTAAAACAACAATTTTATATGGAACGGGTTCTAATGTTTATACAGCTCTTACATTTACTGATGATTTAGATATAGACAATATTAATTTTACAGGAAATACTATATCTTCTACAGATACAAACGGCAATGTTGTGCTAACTCCAAACGGAACGGGAAGCGTGGTTCTTTCTAAAGATGTAACAGCAAGTCAAGCTTTAACAGTAAGTACAAATTTAGCCGTAGATGGAAATACCACTTTAGGCGATGCCTCTGGAGATACAACAACAATTAATGGTAATGCTGTTTCTATTCCTAATGGATTAAACTTTGATACAAATACTTTAGTATTAGATCAAACAAATAATAGAGTGGGTATTGGACAAGCTAATCCGTCTTCTGCCCTTCATGTTGCTAATAGAACAATTACCGATGATTTTACTATAGGTGGCACGGGTGGTTATCAATTCCCTAGTTCTTCTGGAACTTCCGAACAAATTTTACAAATGAACAGTTCTGGAAATTTACAGTTTGTTGATATTGGAACAATTGGAGCATGGTCAACTGTAGGTAATGCTATAAGTGGTGGAGCAAATTCCATGACTATTTTTGGATCTGTTGCTTATGATGTATGGTGGGCTACTTATCGGTTACTCTTTGATGCTACAACTTTAACAACATTTAGAGTTGGTTTAGTCGATTCAGCTGGTAGCCAAGTATCTGCTAGTAACATATTTAACAGCACATTTATCTACCAAGATGTTTCAGGAGCTAGTGGAGGCGCTGTAACATCAAATGCAAATAAATCTTCTAATGCAGCTACAGGAGTTATTGCTGTTGGAAGTGTCCCTTCTTCATCATCAACGGAAGTAGTTGTTGAGGGAACAATGTATTTATTTAGAAATGCTCAATACTCTTCAGGAAATAATTTTGCTGGTAATGCTCAATCTACGTGTACAAAAGATGGTGGAGCAACTGGTGATATAGGTACTACAAGTCAATGTTATATAAAGGAAGCGTCAGCAAATGCGACTGCTGTATATGGCTTAGTTTTTAGTGAATTAGGTGGCAACACCTTAAAATCAGGATCTCGTATAGATTTATATGGCGCATCATTCCCAACTTAAGGTAAACAATGTTAGAGAATGTTCAATTCAAACCTGGAGTTATAAAAGAAGGAACACGCTATTCAAATGAGGGTGGATGGTATGATTCTGACAAAGTAAGATTTCGTTCAGGTTTTCCAGAAAAAATAGGTGGTTGGGAGAAAAGAGGAAGTAATACTTTTCAAGGAATTTGCCGTAGCTTAAATCAATGGGCTGCTATTGACGGAAGTCAATATATAGGTGTTGGAACTAATCTTAAATTTTATGTATCAGAAGGTGAAGCTTATAATGATATTACGCCAACGAGAAAAACTTCTTCACTAACAAATCCATTTACAACTGTTAACGGATCTACTTTAGTTACCGTAACTGATGCGGGCCATAATGCTGGTCAAAATGATTTTGTAACTTTTTCAGGAAGTGGCGCTGTGGGCGGAGTTCCAGCAGCAGATTTTAATAAAGAACATCAGATAGTTACAATTATTGATAATGATAATTACACCATAAATGTAGCCACCTCTGCGAGTTCAGCAGTAAATGGAGGTGGTTCAGTTAATGCTGTTTATCAAATTAACACGGGTTCAGTAGACTATACAGCTGGTGTAGGTTTTGGAGCTGGTTTTTTTGGTGGAACACAAACAGGAGTGCAATCAACAACTACAACCGGAACTAATAATGCTGGCTCTAGCACCATTAATGTAGTATCCACTGCTGGTTTTACAGTAACAGGAACAATATTAATTAATGAAGAATTAATAACTTATGGAGCATTAACAGCTACATCTTTTACAAGCTGTACAAGAGGTCAATCAGGAACACAAGACGCAACACATACAGCTGGAGCTATTGTTCAACAAGCCGATACTTTTATTGGATGGGGTAATGCGGCTACATCATTAACAGACGGCCAACAATTACGATTATGGGGTAAAGATAATTTTGGTGAAGATTTAGTATTTAATGTTAATAATGGCGGTGTTTATTATTGGGATAAATCAGGTGGAGTTTCTGCCCCGGCAGTTGCTTTATCTGCTAAAGCCGGAGCGGATGGATTTGCACCAACAGTAGCGACACAAGTTCTTGTTAGTGAACTTGGTAAACATGTTATTTGTTTAGGAGCTAATGAACAAGGATCTAGTACACAAGATCCTATGCTTATTCGTTGGTCTGACACAGAAAATCCAAATATCTGGCAAGTATTAAATGAAAATAATGCTGGTGATTATCGACTATCATCTGGTAGTAAAATTATTGGAGGAATTAAAACAAGACAAGAAATATTAATTTGGACCGACACAGCTTTATATGCCATGACTTATTCTGGAACAAATTTTGTTTTTAATTTTAGTTTGATGGATGAAGGTACTTCTATCTTATCACCCAATGCAGCTATCAATGCTAATAATGGTATCTTTTTTGCTGATAGTGAAAACTTTTATGTGTATACCGGTTCAGTTCAAACCTTGCCATGTAGTGTAAGAAATTATGTATTTAACGATATTAATATGTCACAACGCTACAAAGTTTTTGCTGCTAGAAATGAAAACTTTAATGAAGTGTCTTGGTTTTATCCAAGTGCTGATTCTACCGAAGTAAATAGATATGTAACTTATAATTATGTAGAAAGAACTTGGGCTGTAGGCACAATGGATAGAACAGCTTGGGATGATGTAGGAACTTCAGTTACTAATCCTATAGCAGCCGGAACCAATAATTATATATATAACCAAGAAACTGGAGATGATGACGATGGATCTGCAATGACGGCTTATATTGAATCAAGTGATATTGATATTGGAGCCGGTAATCAAATGATGTTTATTAGGCGTATATTGCCAGATATTTATTTTTATGGAACATCAGCTTCACAAGACATGAATATCATTGTAAAAGTAAGAGATTATTCATCTAGCTTGAATCCTCCAATAACAGATCAAACATTTACATTTCAAACGGGAGCAAGTAACAGCGGATCTACGGGATCACAACAATTATATTCTCGCATCAGAAGTAGACAAGCTGCTTTTCGTTTTGAAAGCACTACTACAGGCCAACAATGGAGATTGGGAGGAGTAAGATTAGATATGAAACCGGATGGTAGAAGATGAGCAGAACACCTGAACAAGTATTAACAAAAACAACTTTACCGCTCCCGGAAAGAGAGTATCAAGAATCCTATTTTAGAAGGTTAGTAGGTGATATTCAAAGGATATTTACCAGCTTACAAACACCAGAGGAAACTAGAGAAGAGTCTGAGACTTTTTCTTGGTTTATAAGTTAATGGCAAGAGCCTATTTAAATATTGTGAAAAATGGTTTATCATCGGGCGATAATACAATTTATACTTGCCCACAAGGTGGACAAGCTATAGTTAAAGTTGTAAATATATATAATACCTCTGGAGGAGCTGTAACAGTTTCTACAAAAGTATTAGATAGTTCCTCAACCACTACAGGTGTATGGAACGAAACATCAGTGTCTGCAAGCACACAAGAACGAGTCCTTCAAAACGGAGAAGTTATAATTTTGGAGTCAAGTGACGTATTGAAAATAAACGCTGGGACAGGAACAGCAATAGATTCAATAGTTTCTTTACTTCAAATAACATGAGGACAATATGGCGTGGTATGATTTTATTCTAGATACTGGTAAACAATTTTTTAAACCTCAGAATTTAATGAGTTCTTTAGGCACCGCAGGCATTATGCAATTGTTTGGTGGTGATAGTGATGATTTTAAAAGAAACTTTTTATTAAGTAATTTATCACGATCTATGAATCCTTTATCATTAAGTGCTAAAGATAAGCAAAAAGCTTTTGCAAAATTAAGTCCTAAAGAAAAACAAGAATATACAAATTTAGCTCGTTCTGGAAATTTAAGAAAAGAAGACTTTCAAACTTTTAAAGATTTAGGAGTTATTAAGCCTGGCGCATTTAATACTCATGAAGATTATTTACAATACTTTCAATCGAAACAAGCTCCTTCAGCTGGTTTACCTGATTTTACTCCCCCAGAAGGTCCAAAACTAATGCGTACATCTATGGGTGGTGGATCTAATCAACCTTCCCAACAAATAAGTACAACTTCTTATAAAGGTTTTAATGATCCAGCTGGTATATTGAGTTTACCTCAATCTCAAGGAACAAGTCGCGGTGGCGCACCGAATTATGAAATAACAGAAGGTCCGGGAGGAACACAACGGTATTACGATCCAAAGAGCGGAAAAGAATTTATTCTTGGTGGTGATGGAAAAGTAAGCATGATAAGTCAAGGCAGTCCTCAAGCCCCCGGCTTTGGACAAGGAGGATTTAATTTTAATCAAGGTATTGGTGGATTGAATCAAGGATTCTTTGGACCACATCTTCAAAACTTTGATCAGATTATGATGAATAAACTTTTATTAGAGGCTATTAATCCTGATTATTACAAGAAAAGAGATTTTGCAGCGGAGGCTGAAGAAAGAGATAAGAGATTAAGAAGAGAATTTAGAGCAGAAAGTTTAGATCCAATGATGTCAGGTTTTGCACGCAACATGCGTCCACGAGGATATAGCTCTGGTGGTATCACTGATTTAACAGACGGTGGAGAATCGGCTGGCCCCGGAACAGGAACTTCGGATTCTATCCCGGCTTTATTATCTGATGGAGAATTTGTTATGACAGCTGAGGCGGTAAGAAATATGGGTAATGGTTCACGAGAAAAAGGAACTCGTAAAATGTATGATTTAATGAATAGTTTAGAAAGAAAAGCATAATGGCTGAAGTAGGACAATCACAACAAACATATATGGATCCTGTAAAAAGGGAATTACTTAATTTCTTAGTGCAACAGTCTATGGGTTTAATTAGCGGAATGCAACCTAAGTTAGACGATCAAGGGAATATTATTTATGGTACGCGAAAAGATTCTTTAGGAAATCCTTTACCAGAAATGGAATATGTAGGAAGACCTTTTTCACAAGATGCGGTTACTAAACAAGTTGCACCATTAACCGGATTAGAAACCTCCGCTTACCAAGCTGCTGGCGCTGGAGTCGGTCAATTTCTTCCTTACTTACAAGATGCAAGAAGACTGTATGGCGAGGCGGGAGCGCTAGAAAGAGAGCGAGTACCATTTGTTACAGAAGGTATATTAGGTACGCGCAAAGGAATGGATTTAGTAGAAAGCGCATTACCTTACTATCAAGGAATTGCTGACGAAAATAGATTTACAGAACAAGTTGCTGATAGATTAACAAAAAGATTAGAAGATAATGAAGCGAGACAATTAAGTAATTTAGCACGAAGCGCTGGTGGATCTGGAGCTTTAGGCGGAAGTCGTTACGGAATAGAAAGAGCTAATATACAAGAAGGAACTCAAGAAGCTTTAGCTGATAGTTTAGCAAACTTGTATAACACAAATTTTCAAAATCAAAGACAAGCTGAACAAGTTGCAGCTCAAGGCATAACTAGTTTAGGTAGCACATATGGAACTATGGCAAGAGCTGTTCCTTCTGTTGCTCAAGGATATGGATCTGTAGCAACTGGACTTGGATCTTTAGCTGGTAACTTTGCTCAATTAGGTCAAACCGGACAACAAATGTATGGACAAGATTTAAATACAGCTAGAACATATGGGCAATCATTAAGAGATTATAACCAAAGTTTATTAGACACACGACAATCTAATTTATATGCTGAACAATCTTTACCGTTCCAGTTATTAGGTTATATGTCAGGTGTTACAGGAAGTTTACCAAACAACCCTTACACTATATCAACTCCATTACCTAACCAAGGCGATAGCTATGGAATGGCATCCGGTATAGCTGGCGTAGGTCCGTTTGGTGGAGGGAGTGTATAATGCATAAACCTTGGCATCAAAGATCTATGATGAAATATAATGTTGGTGGACCGGTATCACAAAATAGAAGTGTTGGAGTAGATGAAAATCTTATTAAATATTTAAAAAAACAAATAAAAGATATTCCAGTAAATGAATTACCTTTAGGAGAAGATATAGGTGGAACAACTCCGATGAGACGATTTTTAAATAATCCTCAATTTATACATAATAGAAGAAAAAATACTCCTCAAGGAAAAGCATTATCTGGCTTGATAAAAGAACAAGAAAGATTAAATCTTTTAGAAGATTTTGAAAAACAGTTAGAGTTTGAAAGAAATCCTAAAAGAAAAAATAGGTTACGTAAGAAAATATATGAATTAAAAAACAGTGGAGTTGGAGCATTAATAAACGCAAGAAATTTTGATATTAAAAAAGGTATTGAAAGAGATTTCTCAAAGATTTTAGGAATAGAAATTCCTTCAATAGAGTTACCTCAATTTGATACTTCGGGACAAAGTATTCAAAAAGAAATTGATAATGCAAATACACAATCTGTCGATATTGATTTAGAGAGTGTTATACCTACTGCATCTGGTGAAGAAGTTGATCAAACAGAGGTTGCAGAAACAACCGAATCAGATCCAAGTCCAACTCCAGAAGAACCACAAGAGGAAACAGTGGAAGATTTTATAGAGCGCATGAGTAGAGAGTCTTTTATTGATAGAAGTCCAGAATACAGACCGGAGGCAATACGAGCTGGTAATGTAGCTCAAATGTATGGTGAAATTGCTCCAGGTCAGGTAGGTGGTTTTGGTCCGGGACTGTCCCGCGGAGCGCGGACAGCGGAGCTGCGCCAGCAAGGTATTGAAGATAAAGAAAGAGAATACGAAAAAGAAAGAGAAATAGAGATGGCTAAGTTAAGAGCTGAGGCTGCCTCAACACCAGCCTACGGTGATTTGGCTGATTTAACTGTAGGTCAATTAGGAGGTAAAGATATTATAGCTCAAATATACAAAAGTAAGCGTCCGGGATTATATAATTCAAAATTTGCAGAGGGACAAGCAGCAAATGTTATTCAAGTTGTAGATGAAGGAACAAGAACTTTAAATAGATATTTAAAAGCTATAGATGCATTAAGCGCTAACGCTGATTTAGCTACGGGTGGTTTACCACAATTACAAAAATTAGCCGCTCAAATGGGAACACTATTTAATTTAAAACCATCAGCATCTAATATGCAAAGCCAAGAGGCAATAGTAGATTTTCTTCAATTAGAATTAGCAAAAGAATTATTAGGAGAAGGTGGGAAAACTATTTCTGACACTGAAAGGCAAATGGTTAAAGATGCTTTAGGCCAACCAGGCACATTAACATCTCCGGATGTTTTAAGAAGAAGGCTCAAAGAAGTAAGATTAAAACTATTATCTAGTAGAGATGCTCATAAAAGATTTTTAAATAATGCTGCAGAAAAGTTTCCAGACATTGGCGCAGAATTATCTAGAAGAAATAAAACTGTAAAAAAATCAGATTACATGGGAAATTAAATGGGTACTTATCAGTTAGAAACACCAAACGGAGGATTACAATCTTTTGAAATTGATGGAGATAAACCAACTGAAGAAGAACTTGTCTCTATTCAAAAGTATGTAGAAAAAAATAGAACTCAAACTCAATCAGATGTAGATGCTTTTTTTGAACAAGCTGGAACACCTGTTAGAGACGGACTCTCTTCTACTACAGATCCATCTCAATATGTAGATCAAAATATAGCGCAATCACCTGACAGAGAGAAATATGACGCTGATGTTGATTACTCAAGTGGAATAAAAAATGCTGGTTTTCGATTGAGGTTTTCTAATTTAAATAATGATAAAGAAAAAGCTTTATTATTAAATAAAGAATTAGGCCCACAAAAAGAATTTTGGGATGTCGATAAAGTTGGAAGATTTATTTTGACCACTGCCGGAAGACAAAAATTAGGAGATACTGGAGAAGGTAAAATAGCTATAGATGAAGAAGGGTTTAGTTGGAATGATCTTACAGATTTTATAGGTGAGGCAGGTATGCCTATTGCAGGCGCTATAACGGGAACTTTAGGAGCTTTAGCTTTTGCCCCGGTCGCAGCACCTTTATTAGTGGCCAGTGCTGGAGCTGGATTAGGAGCTGGAGCATTTACTTTTTTTGATGAATTACAACAAAAATCTCGCGGTGTAGCAGATGAAGATTTTAATGAATATGGAAAAAGAGCGGCAGTAGAAACAGCTTTAGCTGCTGGTGGTGAATATGTTGGTGGTGTTCTTTTTAATACTATTAGAAGGTTATTTAAAAAAACAGGAGGAGCAAGTTTTACTAAAGGAGAGATAGCCGAAATAAATGAAAAATTATTAAAGGAAGATCCCTCAGCTAAAAAATTTAAAGATCCAACTAGATTTACTACCGATGTATTTTTAGGTAGATCTGCTGGTAAAGAGGGGATGGAAAGAGCAGAACAATTAAAAAGTTTAATAAAGGAAGGTTACACGCCGGATATGACTGGAGAAGGTTTAAGTAATAGACCTATTTTAGGTGTTAATGTAAAAATATTTGAAAGTATTTTCCCAGGAAGAGTTGATGAAAACGCTACTATTTTACGAAGAAGAATAGCAGATGAATTATTTGAGGGCAGAGAAGATTGGTTAGACACGGCAGAATTAGAAAAAATGGTTAAAGAATTTGAGTCTGGAAAATTAAGAATAGGCTCAGAAATGGTTGATTTGGCTGAGGATGATATTAAAAATTATCTTACTACAGCTTATGACGGTATTCTTAATAAAATAGTTACTCAAGGATTTGATTCTGGGCAAGCGGCAAAACAATTAAGTGAAGTACAACAAGCTTTTCATAAAACAATGGATGATACATTTGAAGCTATTGACACAGATATGGGTGTAGCAAATATT